TCGGCCGGCTCGGTCGGGTGGTGTCGGGTACGACCAACAACGTCAGCATCGTCGCCAACGTCGTCCAGATTTGAGGTGAGCAATGGGTTTTCGGGCCAAGTTGATTGTCGGTCTGGCTGACGAGGAGGTCGGCGGCCGGGTGGCGGATGTTCTCCAGCATGCGACTGGCACTGCCAGCGCGTTGACTGTTGGGGCTACGACCACTCGGCTCGGCGTGACGGGCGGGACGGTGGCGTTCTTCGGAGGCACGGGTTCAACCCGGGCGACCTCCGCGGCCGTCACGGACTTCGCCACGCTGAAGACCGCGCTCCAGAACTACGGTCTGATCGGAACGTGAGTCATCCCCTTCGGGGGTTCGGGGGGCAGCCGGCCGGGGGGCAACCTCCGCCGGCTGTTTCCATATATGGATGAACTTCTCTACACGCTTATGAACGACCAGGCGGCAATCCAGAACCTGGATTTCCTTCGGCAGTTGATTGCCGAATCACGCGCTGATCAGCCCTACGAGGACATGGAGCGTCTCAGGATGCTTCAGTACCAAGGGGCACCCATGATGACTGAACCACAGGAGGATCGCTAGTGACATCAATCATGTACACGCCGACGCCTGAAGAGAAAGCCCGCCAGGCGCAGTTCGCCAAGTGGCAGTCTTCTGGCTCGCCAGGCTACAAGCCGACATCTCAGGCACTTTCTTGGGACCAGCTCAACAGGCTGCCGGCGGCTCGCCAAAAGGGTGCAGACGGCAGCATTGGCGCCGGGCTTTCTTCCACGCCGGAATATCAGCGATGGGCGCAGACTGAGAACACTAACGCCGATGCACAACGGAAGGCTTTTGAGGCGTGGAGTGGTGGGGCCGCAATCGCCAAGCCCGGCCAGGCGCAGCCCTCGCAGAACCCGTACGACACCGCCACTCCGTACGGGGCATGGGCGCCGGCTCCGGGCAGTCAGCCTGTTGCTGGCCCGGTCCAAGGGACGACGATGTATCGTCCGCCAATTAACTCGTCGCCCCCGCCCCCCCCATCACGGCCGGCGATAGGTGGCGGCAGGCAGCCGGCAACGCGCTCGCCAGCGCCCCGTCAGCCAGGCGTCGATGGCGGCCCCATGCCGGTTGGGGCCCCTCCGGCGCTGATGCCATTCTTTGAGCAGGCCCAGCAGATGTTTCCAGGGGCCAACAAGTTCCAGCAGTATGAGATTGCGAACCGGCTGAAGACCCAGCAGTGGCAGCAGCAGCAGCAGGGAATCCAAGACATGCGGAATCAGGCCAACCAACAGTGGGTGGCTCAACAGCGAGGGCCCGCACAGCAGTTCCCTGGCATGCCAACTGGCTCGGGCGCCGGGCTGTTTCAGCCGTCGCCAACCGGACCCTTCCGGGACAACAGCTTCAACGGCGTGACGAACCGTCCCGTGGGCGGATACGGCCAACCTGCCAACTTTGTTGACATGGGACGCATAGTCGGTTGACGCCCGTACACTGGCGTGTTATCTTATCACCTCTCCCCCCAAGGTGACATATGCAGCAAAAGTTCAACATCGGCATTGTTACGTTTAGCTACGGCGGCAACGGCGGCATCTCCTCTGAGGTGCCGGACATCCGCGAATGGATGACCCCCCTTGTCGTTGATCTCTCCAGGGATCCGCGGGTAGATCAAATCCGCATCTGGAACCTGGCCGACACGCCGATAACGATGACCAGAAACCGGGCTGTTCTCCAGGCCCGGCAGTACGGCGTCGATGTACTGGTGATGGTGGACAGCGACATGAAGCCGGATCTCAATCACGGCCAGCCAGACGCCAAGCCTTTCTTCCAGTCGTCGTTTGACTTCTTGGTCAACCACTACCCCAAGGGTCCAGTGGTTATTGGCGCCCCGTATTGCGGACCTCCACCAGTGGAGTGTGTCTACGTATTCCGCTGGAACAACATGACAACCGGAAACCCCAATCCGGACTTCCAGTTGGAAATGTACGACCGGCACACGGCGGTGAAACTGGCGGGCATCCAGGAATGCGCCGCCTTGCCGACTGGGCTGATCATGTACGACATGCGGGCCTTTGCCCTCACGGAGCCTAAGACGCCGGACGACAAGCCATGGTTTTACTATGAGTGGAAGGATCACTTCTGCGCCGACAAGGCATCCACCGAAGACGTAACCATGACCCGGGATCTTTCTTTGGTCGGCACGCAGAAGCTGGGCTACAACCCCGTCTACTGCAACTGGGATAGCTGGGCCGGTCATTGGAAGCCCAAGTGCGTCGGCAAGCCGCAGGTGATCACTGCCGAGGGCGTGTCCAAGAAGATGAAGGACTGTTGGGAGGCCAACGTCCAGGGCGGGGTGAAGCTGGTGGATTTCCAATCTCCGGTGGCGATTCGTATCCCCGAGAAGCGGGTGTTCGACGGGATGGGAATGGACCTGCCCGAGAAGGATGGCGCAGCCCTGGAGGAGTTGGTGAAGGATTTCACCACTAAGCATGGCCGCCCGCCGCACATCTGTGAGGTTGGCTCTTGGGCTGGTCGCAGTGCGATCATCATGGCCAAGGCCGGCGCCAAGGTGACCTGCGTCGATACGTGGGAAGGATCGCAGAATGACGCTGGCTGCAAGGCGTACGACGGATCGCGGGGAACTCCTCTGGAGGTCTTCCTCCGCAACACGGCGGGCTACTCAATCGACCATGTGGTTGGGCGTTCGCCCGACATTGCCGCCATGTTCCCGGACGGCAAGTTCGACATCGTCTACTTGGATGCCGAGCATGACGAGGCTTCCGTAGAGGCTGACATCCGGGGCTGGCGGAGCAAGGCCAAATACTTCTTGGCGGGACATGACTACTTCGTTTTCCCCGGCGTGGAGGCGGCCGTTCGGGGCAGCGGTCTGAAGCCCGTGGTGACTGGGAGCGTCTGGGTGGCGAGTGCCGGAAGCTGAGAAGGTCTGCATAGCGTGTGGCCTAGCGTGGCCCGCGACCACTGCCTACTACCACAAGTCCAAGGACGGATTCCACGCCCGCTGTCGGAAGTGCCGGAACAAGAAGATCCGCACTGACCGCAAGGGCAAGCGGAACAGCAAGCTGGAAGAGATCGAAAAGGGGGCCGTCAAAAACTTTGTGGCGGCCGCCCGCGTGGGCGGGGCGAACATCCCCCATTCCTCGGAACTCCTGGAAGTCCTCATGGAGTACTTCGGTGGAGTTAGAGGTTTCGCCAATCTGTACATGAAGCAGTTCTACGATGCGCCTGTGGGCGGTGCTTTTAGGACGAAGATGCTGGACAGCGTGGTCCGGCTGGTGACCACCAACACCGCCATGGGCGGAGCCAAGAAGCCCTTGGAGTTGATGACTGAAGAAGAGTTGGAAGCCGAGCTTCGGCGGCAGGTGATCGAAGCAGCGATGACGATGAAACACTTTGAGGTGGTGGATGAAGTGCGAGGATTGCCGCTGGTGGATTCCAGTGGCGGAGGAGATGCACGGGGAGTGTCGCCGGTATCCGCCGACGCTCATCGGGCAGAGAGCGTGGGACCGATTCCCCGAGACGATGCCCACTGATTTCTGTGGCGAATATGAAGAAACACCCCCGCCAAATTCCGCCGCCACCGACTCCTGAAGGCCCGCTGGGGCATGTCACCCAGCACCAGCTCGGGCAGCTCAAGGATGTCCAGACCGCCCTCACGGAACGGCGGCTAGAGTCGCTGCGGCTGTATGAGCCCATGCCGCACCAGGATGAGTTCCACAAGTGCCTGGCCTCGGAGCGGATTGTTCTGGGTGGTAACCGAGGCGGGAAAACTCTGGCCGTGGCGGTGGAAGCGGCCCGCGCAGCTACAGGCCAGGATCCCTACGGCAAGTACCCCAAGGAAGGAGGCAACCTCGCCATCATCGGCCGGAACTGGCCCCACATTGGGCTCGTCATCTATCCGATCCTCCTCAAAGCCGGGGCGTTTCGGATCATCAAAGATGAGACGACCGGCCAGTGGAGATCAATCCGCCAAGGTGATGACAAGAGCAAGAGCAAGCCAGCTCCCCCGCTGATCCCGCCGCGGCTGGTGAAGGATGTCTCTTGGGTGCTGAAGAACGCCGGCTACCTCAACAAGCTGGAGCTGACGAACGGCTGGACGATCTGGTGTTTCTCTTCTGAGGGTGAACCGCCCCAGGGCTACCAGGCCGACCTAATTTGGATCGACGAGGACGTTACCAACGAGGCGTTCGTCGGTGAATCTCAGGCTCGCCTGGCAGATCGCAAAGGTCGCTTCGTCTGGTCTGCCATGCCTTGGTCCAGGAATGATGCGCTCCTTGGTCTGTGCGAACGCGCCGACCGAGCGGTGGAGGAGGGGCAAGAGAATCCGATCATCAAGAAGTTCACGTTCAGATTTCTGGACAACAACTTTATTGATTCCGAGGAAAAGCGGAAGAACATCGAACGCTGGAGTGCGCTCGGGGCCGACGAAGTCCGGATGCGGGCCGAGGGTGAGTTCACCACCGAATCCACGCTTATGTACCCGACGTTCAACCGCAGCGTGCATATCCTGCCACGGTCGGAGTTGAAGGACGGCGTCATTCCGCCTGACTGGACGCGGTATGTGGCGATTGACCCTGGCCATGCGGTGATGGCGACCCTCTTCGCCGCAGTCCCGCCGCATGAGCGATTCCTGGTTGTGTATGACGAGCTGTACATCCGGAACTGCAACGCGCTGATCTGGGGCGAGCAGTTTGGGGTGAAGGTGCTGAGTCAGCACATCCACGCGGCGATCATGGATATGCACGGTGGTTTGCTCCGTGATCTTGGGTCTGGACGATTGCCGCATGAGCTGTACTCCGAAGAGCTGAAGAAGCGGAAGATTCGCTTCACCATCGGCGGGCATGGGTTTATCCCGGGCTCCGATGACATCCCGGCCAGAACGTCCATCGTTCGCCAACTGCTCCACATCCAGGGCGACGGGACGACCAGACTGAAGATCCTGGAGGGTTCCTGCCCCAACCTGATTCGGGAACTGAAGCGGTATCGCAAGAAGACGACGACGGTCAACGGGCAGGTCTTTGTGACCGACCAGCCCCAGACCAGGGGCGAGGTTCACGCCTGCCAGTCGCTTGAGTACCTCTGCGCCTACGAACCCAAATACCACGCACCCCCACGGACTTACGGTCCCGATCCATGGTGGGTGAAGTGGCTGTCGGAGCGCAAGCGCCGCCAGCGGGAGTCCACCGACCCCCACGTAATCCTCGGGCCCAGCAGGAGATTGCCGTGAGTTCCTTTGACATGCCCAAGGCTGAGTTGGGCGACATTGTGCTGTTCTATGCCCATGAAAACGCCACGCCGGTCCCGGCGATTGTGTCGGTCCTGGCCTCCCGCACCCTCACCCTCTGGGCCATTGCGGGTGAACTGGGTGGCGTGGTGAAGCCCTCGGTCCACCACCTGACTGATCCGGGGGTGAACGAGTTCCCGGACTGGAAGCGGTACGGCTACTGGGAACACAAGCCCAAGGATCCGACGATCTCCATTCTGAGCGAGAAAGTCAGCCTCTTGGACAAGAAGGTGGCCGCCACAGCCCCGAAAAAGGCTTAACCGGACACTAGTCGGTAGGAGAACTCCATGGCTGACGAGAACCCGCTGCGCCCACTTTGTAAGCGCTGGACAGAATGCATCCGGCAGGCTGAAAAATACAAACGTCCCTTCAGCGACGACGCCGCGGAGGCCATGGGGTTCTTTGCCGGCGACCCCGACTTCATGTGGAAGGACTCCTATTCCCGTGGAGAGCGTGGGTACAACAAGGGCATCGATCCGCCCCCGTTCCGGATGATGGTCAACCGCGTTTGGGAGGCCGTCCGGTTATTCACGGCGGTCATCCATCACCGCAATCCGACCAGGACGGTCACCCCGAAAGACTACCCGGTCATCGGCCCGCAGCTCCTCGGGATCTTTCCCCAGCCTCCGGTCCCGCAGATGGGCCCTGACGGCCAGCCTGTCATGGGTCCGGATGGTCAGCCGGTGGTGATGCCCGACCCGGGGATGATGCAGTACCAGCAGATGTTCCAGCAGCAGCAGATGATGCTGGAGCGGCGGAAGGTCATTGCCAAGCTCCTGGAAGATTATCTCAACTACACCCCCAACGAACTGAACCTCAAGCACCACTCTCGCAAAGTGGTGGAGGAAGCGTTCATCAAAGGCGCGGGAGTATGGTGGCATGAGCTGTACACCCCTCCCGGCGGGCAGACGAAGATGGCCGGGTCGTTCTACGACACCATCGACAACTTGGTCTGGGATCCGGATGCGGATGAGTTTGAAGACATCCGCTGGGCGGCGCGCCGAAGGATCCAGCCCATCGATGAAGTGGCCGCCAAGTTCGGCCTATCCCGGGACGACCTGAAGGGCTCCATCGAATCCTACTCTCGCCAGGCCGATTCCACTGAGCGCGGCTATCAGCATGAGAAGAAGACCGGCAAGACGAACGACCTGATCGTCTACTGGGAGATTTACTCCAAGACTGGATTTGGCGACAGGCTCAAGGACGCCGATCAGGACTTGCGAGGAAAGTTCGACGCCCTTGGTCCGAATTGCTACATCGTTGTGGCGGAGGGGGTTGATTTTCCACTGAACATTCCCCCTGCCATGTTGCAGGAGGAAGTGGACGAGACGGGGATCCCCCAGGCGCTGTTCATGGCCGCGCAGTGGCCCATCCCCTTCTGGGCAGAGCCAAGCGGGTGGCCGTTCACCCCATTGGCGTGGCATGGCAAGCCGGGCTACTCCTGGCCGATCTCACTGATCCGGCCGGGAATTGGGGAGCTTAGATTTATCAACTGGGCGATGTCGTTCCTCGCCACCCGCATTGCGACCTCCAGCCAAACGCTCATTGGTGTTGCCAAGCACGCCGACCCGGACCTCAAGGCCAAGATCCTGGAGAAGAACGAGGGCGGTTTCAACAT